TGCTTGTCCTAGTTTAGCACGCCTCTTAAACTTACTCTTTCTAGCAGCCATCTTACGATTCCTACGTTCAGTAGCTGACATACGAATCATTTTTCCGCCACGTATTGTATATCCTAAAACACCGGATACTTTTTTACGCCTTTGTACCTTGCCTTTTCTAATTCTTAAACGAACCAATTTGGTTCTTCCCATCTTTTGGATGTTACCTTCTTCAAGGTCAAACATCTCCAAAGCTATCTTAGCCTTTTCCTCAGTTAATCTTTCTTCGATTAACTCATCTAATTTTTCTTCCAATATTTCTCTGGCTTCTACCAGCTTATTGGCCAGAAGTTTAGAAACAAAATCTTTCATTACGGCTTCAGAGCGTAAGCACCATAATTAAATGCCGCTGGGTCAGTCAACTGACCTTTGTCGTAATAAGCATTATTCTTATGTAATTCAATAATAACTGTATATGCGGCATTGGCTGTTGTACCAACAGTCTTAATTGTTACATTACCTGTAGGACCAATTGCATTGTTTGTAATTGATGGAAACTGGTATTGTGGATTAGTATCAAAAATACCTACACCAGCTGCAATAATAGTTAGTGATGTTGTTGTGCCTTGCCACTTTAATTGTAGATGACCAACTTCAGCGTCCACAGAAGCAAGAATCCTAGAAATAGTAAACGCTGAATTGGCCATTCCGGCCGGTGTAGTATTACCTGTTTGATAATATTGGCCGTTGGCGTTCAACGCACCAAACAACTTCAATGGCTCAATAATGACCGTTTCATTTTCGTCTGAGTCTAGAATGCCAATACGTTTAATAACGGTTCTAGAATTAGTATCGACTAAGGTTTGTATGCTATTTGCGATTGCCATTTTTAAGTCCTATTTATTAAGTGTTTTCAGCTTCTGTATCTTGCTGTTCTTCTTGCTCACTCTCATCTTCCACTTCAGGAGAGATTAAGTTTTGAGCAATTTCTTGTTTCTTAGCATCAATGTGTGCCGTTAATTTATCGTGTATGCTTGCATATAAGGCATTGCGAAATTCAACGCCATTATCTTCTTGTGCGTAATCGATAATTTGTCTATTATAATCTGTCATTTTATTCTCCAATCAAGATATTTATAATATTTGTTTCAGTTTCAACAAAGTGGCACCACTAGTTTCTTCTTTAGTTTGCTTTTGTTGTTGTTTTGCCATATTAACTTGGTGATCCTGGTCAACAGGATTCATAGGTTGTGCAGGCACTTGTGATAACATTTGTTGTTGTGCTATATCATTAGTAACACCAACTGGCAATCCAAGTCCTTCTTCTTTCTCTTTGTCAATCTCTTTCTGCATTAAGTTGATTTCGTCATCGTTCAAACGTAGAACATTTCTTTGAATCCAAGATTGTGAGAAATACCGACCTGTGTATGGATCAACGGATGCCAATAACTGTAAACGGTTGGTCATCAGTTCGGCATCTTTGAGTTCACTAAAGTTATTATCTTTAATGAAGTCGTAGTGAATGAAGTTTTTAAAATCGTCATATTCTTCGTTGGTACAGATACCTTTTAATACACATTGAACTCTAAGTGCTTGTTCAAAAAGGTCTGTAAAACGATTACGTAAACGGTCAACAAACTTGGCAAACTTTAATTCGTCACGGGTAATTTCATTTGTTCTACCAAGAGAGAATCCAGATGTTTCAGGATTTAAACGAGAAACAGGAACGTTGAGTGCCTTGTATAATTTCTTTTCAAAGTATTTAACATCTTCCAACTCACCTAAGTTTTGTCCACCAGGAAGTGTAGTAATCTCTGTGCCTTTACCACCTTCTCTACGTGGTAACCAAAAGTCTTCCATCATAGATAAGAACTTACGGTCATCTCTTACTTCACCTGTATTGGCATCATATACCAACTTGTTCTTGTACTTGACCATAATATCACGGAGATATTGTTCTGCTTTTAACTTTGGTAAGTTACCAACGTCAATATAGAATATACGTCTTTCAGGTGCTCTAGATATACGATAGATAACTGTAGCATCTTCAATCATTCTCAATTGATTAAGTGGCTTAATTGCCTTATGTATATACGAGAGTACTACAGCACGCCTAGAATCCATAAGACCGGAAACAACAGCAATAATGGAATCGGTAGTGATTCGAACACCAACGGGCCCAAAATTAGAAGAAGAACCAGTAGTAACTTTATCATTGAACAAATAGTATTCATTGATTACCTTCATTATCTCCACACCAGTACGCTCATCTTTGGTCTTTTTCATTTCCCGAATCTTGCGTAGTTTTCTTGGGTCTACATAACGGAGTTCTTTAATACCTTCCATAGGTTTAGTTTGGTCTACGATAACATGGTAGTACAATCTACCATCTACATAGTACCTACGGAAAATATCTTGTGCCATATTCTTGTAGTTGAGTAAACGCATTACTGTTTCAAACTCAGCCTTGATGGCATTCTTAATTTTTTCTGGCTGTTTCAAATTATCTAAAACAATTTGAATAATTTTACCGTCATCGTCTTGGCAAATAGCTTCGCCTACGATATCATCAATGGCGGACTCAATTTCTGGTTGCATTGACATTTCACGGTAGCGAGAGATTAACTCTATGTCATTCTTTGCCGTTCCATCTAGGTCAACATATGTACCATAGTAAGCAGCAGACGTAATAGTTAGTGCGCCATCCTCATTAGCAGGAGGCGTAAAAGATTGCTGGACTTCAGCAGAATCTTCCTGCTTGTTCCTAGCAATCGTGAAGCCAAATAGAGAAAATTTATTAGCGGCCATATTTTTTTAATCCAATTCAAAAAAGCATAATAGAGAGGACCAAAGCCCTCTCTGTAAAATAAAATAAATTAAGTTGTTGTATCTGTTTGCCACCATTGATAAGCAAATGTTACTGCATATTCTTCAATAGTGTCATTTGAACCCCAATCTAAATCAATTGGTGCCAAATCTAATGGATAAAGTCCAACAAAATCATACACTTTTAACTTGTCGCCAGTTTTTCCATACTGTGTTACTTGAGCATCAACAGTATAACCTGTTGGAGCGCTAGCGCCAGCTGCACGAATATTACTAGCATGACTGTTGATTCCATTCATCCAAGATTCAATTGACCTACGGATTGTGAAATCTTCATCATTAATAATTTGTAATGTCCAATCAGTGAATGTTCTGTTACCTGCAAATTTCAATTCACGTCCAAAATAATAAAGAGGAACAGTACCAATTGTTGAACCCGGTAGTTGTGCTGATTTCGCCATGAATGTGGCTTTTTGACCGGCCGTTACACCGTTTTCTGCAATTGTTGGAAAGTTTAAAGTTACTTGAAATAGATTGGGACGTGCACCGTCACCAATCATATTCGCTCTAAATTCTGCTACGTTGAATGCCATTGTTTTCTCCTATATCGTTGTATATTTATTAGAATTGTCCAACGATTGTTGTGAAGTCAACACCAGTTCTTACTGCTACGAAATTCAACTGAATGAAGTTGATTGAACGAGCAGGTTTGATGTAAATATCACCAACAAACTGGTTAGAATCAATGACTTGTGGAGTATTATTTGTGGTATCACAAACAACACGGAAGTCATAGATGCCACGGCGACCTTGAACATCTCTGAGGAATGGTGTTACCAATCCAACAAACTGTGACCTTGTCGATTCATCATTAAATTCAAACAATGAATACTTAGCGGCTTGTGAAATTGATTTCTCAAGTATGATAAACAATCTACGAACATTTATACGGTCGAATGCTGACGGTTTTATTTGTAAAGTCTTATCACCAAACAGTACTGTACCGTTTCCTGGGAATGTTGCAACTGGATTGACACCGTATGAATAGATACTATCTCGTTGAGTCTTGTTTGGATTCCATGCTAACCTAACAACATTCTTCAGATTACCACGATTGAAACCAGCAGGTGAGAACCATGGATCTCGAACTGTATCTGTGTATACACATAAACCAGCTATATCACCATTTAATGGTACCCAACGATATATGTTGTTATACTTGTCAAACATATATTTCCAACCAGAATCAGCAACAGCGTAAGAGCTTGAACGATTCAATGCAAGGGTCCATGTTTGTATTAATGATGTTTCTGAACCAGATTTATTGATAACAGCCGTTGATGGTGGAGAAACAAAAGCGATACAATCTTTACGTGCATCGGCAATATCAATTACAGCCTGTTGAACTGTATTACTGGCATCGCCTGTCATTAACAATGAAATGTTAATCTCATCCGAATTAGAAAATAAACTATAAGCATTTACTAAATTGCCATCTGTAGGTCCCGTATCATTTCCGCCTCTTAATGTAAAAGTTATTGGAACTGTTGCCGTGTTGGCGAATGTTGCAAAGTTTGTGTTGGCTAGAGGTAATCCCCATGTGC